ACATTGGGCAAATCCTTTTGGGCTGAGGGTCTCGGGATGCCGCCCCCGCGAGGGCGGTCACCGGAAAGCCTCAGGCAGCCTTGGGGTGACCGCCGAGACGGGCGGGCAGGTCCAGCGCGACATGGGCAATGGGGGCATAGGGGCCGGGCGTGGCGATGCGGATCTGCAGCGCATCGTCATAGATGCAGGCGTGCAGCTCACGGCCATCGGGGCAGTCGCCGCGCAGAACCCACGTCGAGCTCACTGCAACCTCGCGCAGGGATGGGCGGCCCTTGTCGAAGTCCTGCACGGCGGGATGCGTTGCGCGCGCCCAGTCCCATGCGGCGCGGAGGCGGTCCAGCGCCATGCGTGAGCGGACGGCTGGCGGATCGATGCGGGGAAGGCGGCTATCCATCATGCTGCATCCCCATCGGTGGGCCAGCTGCGTGAGGGCACGGCGACCGGGTTGCGGGATGCGCGGATCAGGTCAGCGTTAAAGCGCCACAGGGTGCGCTGATCATCGGCAGGCAAGGCGTGAAAGGCAGCGAAGTCGCGCAGGATGCGCATGGCGCGGGCGGCGTTGCTGTGGATCGCTTCTGGGCGAAGGTTCGGCGGTTCCGGCGCATTGGCCGGCGCCTGTTGGGCGAAGATGAGGATAAGTGGCACGGTGGCCTCCATCGGGTTGCGATGGGGCGAATATGCGCCTCGTGAATATTCACGTCAAGCATGAAAATTCGCAATGCGCATAACTTGCGCCGGAATGGTGTTGGCCCATGTGAGTGATGCTGGATGCATGCTACAACTGCGAAAGCAAAGGCCCCGCGCAATGCGGGGCCCCTAGACTCATTTATTGACACGATATCGCCGGATCTACTTCCACTTCGGCTTGAGCCCGAGCGCTTGCTTGGTCATCGCCTCGACCTCGTGTTTTGCGATCTCCATCATCTGCGCCTTGACGTCGCCGAAGCGCCCAAATGATGTTCCGCAACCTCTGCATAGTAGGTCATCGTCGTCTCCTGGTGGGTTGTTCTTGTCGATTGCTAGGGGGGCGGCGCACTTCTTGCACTTGAACGTAATCTGGTCAGTCAAATCGAATCTCCATGATCAATTGGTGTGAGAGCTCGATCATGGAGGCGCGCCGGGGGCAGTGTCGAGCCTCCGGCGCTTCGCTTCATGGGGTGATTACCACCCACAAGCCTCTCTCAGGGTCGATATCACCGCGTCCAGCCCCGAGATATCGAACGAAGGCTCGACCGGGTCGCTGCTAAATGGCGTGAACCTCGCGATCATCCGCTCTTTTCCGAGCATCTGCTTCAGTAGGGGTATCGCCTCTCCTCCGCTCCAGAGGCCAAGCGCCTGATTGTCTGTGCTGGCATCCATATTCCGGTTGAACGGCTTTCCATCGTCCAATCGTACTGTGACCTTGCCATACCCATAGAACCCGGAGGCAACGTGGCAGTCTCCCGTGATGTAGAGCGAGGTTCGGTTCTCCAGGCAGCGTGCGACAAGATGCACCGTGCTGGGAGGCCCAAACTTCTGACACTGCACCTCCTCGTTGGACTCGACCGAAAGGAAGATGGATTCCTGGTCGGTCATCGCTGATTTGCTGCGTTGCACAGACCACTTGCCGCCCGGCGGGATCTCATTGCGGAGGTCGACTACCTCGCCTGGGTCCTCAGTGGTGGGTTCGCCGGATGGTTGGGGCAGGATGGCTTTCCCGTCTCCCGTAAACACGGCGTCATAGCAAGTCATGCGCAATCCAGCGCCTTCGATCTCGGTGCATTTCTGCGCTTCTGCAATCAATGCCGCGTCGTCAGTGGTGGCCTGCGCGGCTGGTGCTATCGCCACCGTCAAGAGTAGGAGCCATGTGGTTCTCAATTTGCATTCCCTCTCGCAAAATCAGGACTTTGAACAATTTGACCTCAGCCCGCCACGCAGCTGGTAGCGATGAAATCTGAATGAAATTTGACTTGGGGTTGTCCACAGATCAACCCACAGAATAATGGTTAAGCCCGGTTGCGTTCGTGTTCTGTTCACCTAATCTTGAGGTATTGGCCCGGAGGTGATGTGTGAATGAGCTGAGTTTTCAGCAGTTGCTGGCTCGCATGAGCAATGAGGAATTTGACAGGTTCTTGGCGCTCATTGCTGATGATCTGAAACGACAGAGCGCGCCATGTCGAGCCACCCCTTCTGTCGGTCAATCGGAAGTCGCCGAAACGCTCCAAGCAGCTCCGACTCAACCTTAGTCCGGTCGTCGGCGAAGAGATCTGCAAGGCCTACCCCTAGCGCTGCGGCGATCTGCTTGAATGTGCCAAGTGTTGTCCCGTCTTCGCCGTTCTCGGCGCGCGAGATCGTGGGCTGTGTCAGCCCTGTCATGTCGGCTAGGTCAACTTGAGTAAGGCCGCGCAGGCGGCGAATGGTCGAAATATTCATGCGTCCATTATCCCTTGATTGGGGATGAGCGGCAAAATCGCATCGCGTATATTTATACTTGACGTGAATATTCATGTCGCGCATATGATGTGGCATGAGCGACCTGAACGCATATCTCGCCAGAAGCGGCATCAAGCAGGCAATCTTCGCCCAGAGGGTTGGCGTGACTCAGGCAACCATTTCGAAGTTGGTTGCTCGGACAATGTCGCCGAGCCTCGAGCTTGCTTTGAAGATCGAGGACGCGACCGGCGGTGCCGTGTCGGCGCGGTCGTGGTTGCCATCCCCCGGAACTCAATCTGACCAACCGGGCCCACTGCCCGATCAAAAGGACGTCGCCTGATGTCACCTCGCACCCTCCATTCCATCACTGGCGGCCAGTCTGCCGCGCCTCGGGGCCAAATGTCCCAGTCCAGTGCTTTTGCGCCGCATGGCGGGCGGGGGCGCAGTGCCCAGGCCATGCGCCGGGTTCAGGCGCTGCCGGTGATAGAGATCAGCCGGGATGAGGCGATGGAGTTCTGGGCGGGCGTGGTGCGCCGCCGCTGCGGCAATCCCGAGACCTGCGCGGTGATGTTCGGCGTGACCGTCCAGACCGCGCGCAACTGGTTCACGGCGTTCTCGCGCCCGCACATTGATGTGGTGCTGCAGGCCATGCGCTGGTGGCCTGACGATTTCTCCGGCGCCGATCTGGGGCAGGGCAGGTAAATGCCCGGCCGCAGTCGTGCCGATGCCCGCAATCACCTTCCTGCTTCTGGTGCTGCGGAAGACTCGGGCGGCGCTATGCCGTCGCCCGCTTTCTCTTCGAACTCGATCCTTCTCGCTGGTTCCCTCCTCCTCCCGGGGTCAGCACCGCACCGGGGCGCGGCGGCGGGGATCGGTGGCGCGCCCAAACTCCGTTTGGAGAGTGCGAGCCCCGCGGGTCGGGCAACCGACCTGCGGGTGCTTGAGAGCAAAAAGATTTGCTGGGGAGAGGCATGACAAAGCCCGACATGGTCAATCATCCGCCGCACTACACGGGCCATCCGAGCGGGGTCGAGTGCATCCAGATCACCGAACACATGGGGTTCTGCCTCGGCAATGCGGTGAAGTACATCTGGCGTGCCGACCTGAAAGCAGATGCCGTCGAAGATCTGCGCAAGGCGCGCTGGTATCTCGATCGGGAGATTGAACGGCGGCTGGCTGCCGGGGTGGTGCCGGCATGACCCGCGAGCAACAGATCGCGGCCGAGGTCGCCGCACGCTACGGATGCCCGGTTCCAGATGCCGCCGTGCAGGTGCTGCCAGTTGGCAAGAGTGCCTGGCAGGCGCCGGTTTGGGATCCAAAGACAAACCAGCTGCGTTATCCAGATGCCGAGGCCAGAAAGCGGGCAGCGCGCGATGCGCCATACATCCGTGCCCGCAAGGCACCTGTCCGGGCGGAAGAGATGGCCGCGCGTCGTGCCGAGGTGGCCCGGATGCATGCAGAGGGCGTCTGGTCGTCAGAGATCGCCCGCAGGCTGGGCGTCAATCCCAGCACAATTTCGACTGACCTCTTCGTTCTGGGGCTCGAGCCGGTCAAGCCACCCACCAGCATTTTCGCCAAGAAGACGCCATATGCCGTTCATCCGGCTGTTCTGGCCCGCAATGCCCGGATCGCAGAGCTTGCGGCGCTTGGCTGGACTGCCGACCAGATCGGTCTTGATGTTGGCTTTTCGCGCAAGGTCGTTCAGGCCGTTGCGGCCAAGCTCGGGATCGAAGTCAAGCGTCGGGAACGGCCCAAGGCCAAGCCACGGGTAAAGGCTGAATGCTCGGCCACGCGAGCAGCCATTCTGTCGCGGCGCGCGGAGGTGCGCAGGTTGATCGAGGCAGGGCACTACATGTCCGAAGTCTCGCGGATTCTGCGCCTGTCGAACCGCGTGGTGGCGCTCGACGTGAAGAGGATGGGACTGCAGCCAGTAAGCGGCGTCTCGATGACCTCTGCCAAGTCAGAGCGGCTGGCAATGCAGCGGGAACAGCAGAGCCAGCGTCGTAACCGCGTCCAGGCGCTCTATAATCAGGGAATGACCGTCAGTGCCATTGCCGCTGAGGTTGGCGTGCATGTCATCACGGCGCGGAAAGACCTCCGCGCTCTTGGTTTCGCGATCCTTCCGCAGAAAGAAGCGCTGATGCGGGGGCGGTCTGGCCGCGCGGCAGAGATCCGGGAGGCGATCGCCAAGCGGGATGACGTGATCCGCGATCTGGTCGCTGAGGGGCTGACACAGGATGAGATCGCCTCAAGGGTCGGATTGGCCGTCAACACTGTCCGCCGCACCCTTGCACGCCTCGGACTGCGGACAGGCAGGGTCAATGTTATAGAGATGAGGCGTCAGAAGGTCGCAAAGATGCGCGCTGCAGGTGCATCGCTGGCCGAGATCACCGCCGCATTGGGCATCAGCTCCTACACCGTCACAATGGACATTCGCGCGCTCGGATTGGTCGGCGAGAAAAATGCCAAGGCGGAACGCCAGAAGCAGGTGGAGCGGCTGCGCGCCGAGGGCATGAGCATCCGGAAGATGGCAGAGGCGCTTCGCGTCAGCCATGCGACGATCTCGGTGGATATTGCTGAACTCGGGCTTGCCGGAAAGCCAAACCGTCCGATGAAGGCGGCAGCGTGATGGATGGGGCAACCGCCAGCGCGGACGATATCCGATCGGCCTATGAGGCCTCGGCCGAATTTCGGGCATGGAAGCGTGACATGGTCGCGGTGGCCGCCCTGCGCGCGCTCTATCGCCTTGCCGAGATGGACAATCGCGCAGCGCTGGAAGCTGCGGCCGGGTTCCTGGAGGAAGCCGGGGCAGGGTCGCCGGAGCTTGCCTTCTTCGCGGACAATATGCGTAGCGATGCCACCTTCTGGGCTGACATCGCGAGCCCGGCCGAACTCGAGGCCTATGTCGGTGCGGGCCTGCGGCGCATGGGCACAACTGCCTTTGCGGCCGAAACCCGCAAGCGGCTGTTCGTCGCGCTGTGGCAGAGCATGCCAGATACGGAAAAGCGCGCGTTCTTGTCCCGCGTCGATCCCAAGGGCGTGTTCAGGGGGAAGGCAAGATGATGCCACCCGTACCGCCCGCACCCACCGACAAAAGCTGGCGCCAGATCGCGGAGGTCGTGCGCGCCATCGTAGACCGGGCCGAAGCCCGGCAGGGCAGAGAGAAGCAGGAATGAGCGACCATGACGATGATGATGCTTTCGCGGGCATAAGTCCGTTGGCGGAGCGCCGCGCCCGTCCTTCCGCCGACCCAATGGCGGGGCTTGGCCCTGATGAAGATCCGGAACTCTGGGCGCGGATCGCCAACTGTGCCGAGCAAACGCTGAACGACACCGGCAATGGCCAGAGGTTCCGCATCCATTTCGGTGAAAACCTGATCTGGGTGCCCCGCGTCGGCTGGTATGACTGGAGTGGGCAGGTTTGGGTCAAAGACCCTGACATGCTTGTGGTGCGCGGAAAGGCGCAGACACTCGGCCCCCTGATCGAAAAGGAGGTCCGCTTTATCTCGGTGCCTCCCGATCGGGCAGAACTGGTCGAACGCCGTGCTGAGATCGAGGCCGATATTGCGCGACTGAAGCGTATCCCGCCCAGCAAGCGGACGCCGGAACAAGAGGCCGAGTTGTCTGATCTGCGCCCGCAGCTCGATGAGATCATGCATGTGCTGTCTGGCGTCCAGGACAGTATTGGTCAGCGCCTGCGGCACGCCAAGAATGCGGGCAACTCAGCGCCGATCGGCAACATGATCAATGAGGCCTCGATCGCGCTTTCTCGCCAAGTCGATCAACTGGACGCAGGCGCGCTGGACGTGAACTGCGCTTCTGGTGTGCTCCGATTCAGTGTCGATGGGGGAGGTGACGCAGGCTTTTCCAAGGTGTCTCGGGTCGATGTCATCCCGCATGCGCGTGATCAGCTGCTGACGAAGATCATCCCGCACGCCTACGATCCGAAGGCGACTTGCCCGCGGTTCGATGACTTCCTGCGTCGGATCATGCCGGAAGAGCGCATGCGTCGTTTCCTGCAGCGCTGGTTCGGGTTGTGCATGACCGCGCTGACGGGCGAACAGAAGCTCTGCTACTTCTATGGCACCGGGGCCAACGGCAAGTCTGTGCTGGTCGACCTTATGGCCTGGCTTCTCAGTGACTATGCTGCCGTTGCCAAGATCGAGAGTTTGACGGGCTCGAACCGGCGCGGCGGGGGCGATGCAACTCCGGACCTCGTGCAACTCGTCGGCGCCCGTTTCGTGCGCGCCAGTGAGCCAGATGAGGGGGTGAAGTGGCAAGAGGGCCTGATCAAGGAACTGACCGGCGGGGAACCCATGCTGGTTCGGGCATTGCAGCAGGACTTCTTCGAGTTCCTGCCGTGCTTCAAGCTGACAATCAGCGGCAACCACAAGCCGGATATCCGGGGCACGGATGAGGGCATATGGCGCCGCCTGCTTCTGGTGCCCTTTGACCAGCACATCACGAAGGACGAGCGTGATCCGGATCTGCAGAAGAAGCTCAGGCAAGAGGCGCCGGGCATCTTGCGGTGGGCTGTCGAGGGCCTGCTCGACTATCTGGAAGGCGGTCTGGATGAGCCCGAGGAAGTGCGGGTGGCAACTGCCGAGTTCCGGGCCGAGAGTGACCCGATCGGCCAGTTCCTGACCGACTGCACCACCGTGACCGGTGACCCGACAGACAAGATCATGGCCAAGGACATGATCGAGGCGTTCAACTTCTGGCGTGCCCGCGATGGCCTCGGGGAATGGCAGCCAAACACCATCGCCAAGCGCATCAAGGGCGAAAAGGCCGGCAAGTGGCGGCACCCTGCGACCGGGCGCAGTTTTGAGGCGCACAAGGCCTCGACCACGTTCTACCTCGGCGTCAGGTGGACCGACATGTTTGGTCGAGACTTGCGCCATGCCCCTCGCGACCAGCGCGGCAAGATCATCGGATCACCGGTCGATATGGGCGGCTATGGCGATGAAGGGGGCATGTGATGCAGACGCCCCGCACCCCATTGATGTTCGCAGCCGGGACGGTAGGGACGCAAACCCAAAAGTTGGGACGGGGAAACCTTAACGGGGGTCCGGGGGAAGTCGTTTGCAATCAACGCCTTGGTGCATGGTTTGGGACGGTAGGGACGCTAGGGAGGCATTTTGCGGCCTACGTATGCGCGCGCGCAAATATGATGCCGGAATGCTTCAAACCATTTCTTACGCGTAGGCGGAAAACTCCTTCCCTATCGTCCCTACCGTCCCTGACCTTCATTCAAGCCGATGAACTGAAATGGAAAAACTTTTGGCACCGTGGCGCAATGTCCGTCCCTAAAAATCAGGTGTCCGTCCCTGCCGTCCCTGATGGCCGGGGCGTGTTCTCAATATTTGGTGGTGGCGTGTTCAAAGGCAACAAGATGAGCGATGAGGCCGGGAAATGATCAGGGCGGTGGTGATGGAAATGGCGATGTCGGAGACCTTCTCGCGTCCAGCGGATCTTGATGCGGCTGTTCTGGCCGAGGCCCGCAGCCTGCGGGAGGCGCTGACCTGGGCCTGCAACACGCTGCGCTGTGAAATGGAGCACCTGCGCAAGCTGTCGTCCTTCGAGATCGATCAGCTGCAACTGCGCTATCGCATGGCTATGGCGGCCCCGCCTGAGCGTTGTGGCCCTGACATGATCGCGCAGCCTGCGCGCGGCCCGATGGTGGCTGTGAGCCCCATGGGCCTGATGCCGGAAGGCGAGGCGGGCTGGAAGGTGGAACATGTCGGCTATCGTGGCCGCGACTGCGCCCGTGCCGCTGATGCGTTCGACGTGATGGAACGTCAGGCACGCCGCGCTGCCCGCAAGGGTGGCGAGCAGCAGGCGCCTTTGTTCTCTGCCCTGCAGGTCTCCACGGGTCGGCGCTATGCCATGCTTGTTGAGCGGCATGCATCATCCGGCATGCGCTGCTCTTCGGTTGAGGCTCATGGCGGCGGTAGCGGGCAAGGTGGATCGTTCATTGATACGGTCATCCATGAGGGTAATCTGATCCGCGCCATGCAACGGGCCATTGGTGACGGTTCTGCGCTGGCGATCCGCCGCATCCGCCCGTCTCAACGCGGCACCCGCGCCGGGATACGGGATAGGGCTCTGGTGGATGCCGTGTGCCTAGGCGGGCAGACGGTCAGTGCGGTGCTGTCTGCGCATGGTTGGGCTGACAAGGGTGAGAACCGCGCTTCTGCCCGCCGTGCGCTGTGTGCTGCGCTTGATCGCATGGCCATGGCCTATGCTCCCCCACGTGGATCAAAGGGGATTGACGCTTAAGTCCGCCGCCAGCATCTTGTGTGACATCATCGAGACGTGCGCCCGGAGGGATACACCCTACCGGGCGCACGCATTTCTAGGGGTGTTGGTATGCCAAGGTTGAAGGCCATGCCGTCACGCCTCGGCACAGTGTCCCTCAAGCTGCGCCCAGTCATGGGGCAAGGCGCGGACAGGGACCAAACCCGCGACAAGATCGAAGGATGGCGTGCCTGGTATCACTCGGCTGAGTGGAAACAGTTGCGCATGCAGGTGCTGACCGAGGCACGGTTCACGTGTGCGATGTGCGGCAAGATCGAAGGCAACACGTCGAAGCTGGTGGGTGACCACATCCGGTCGCATCGCGGCGACAGGGCCATGTTCTTCGATCGGGCGAACGTGCAGTGCCTCTGCAAGGCCTGCCACGATGGCGCGAAACAGAGGCTGGACCGGCGGATGGGGGGGGTGGGTAAAGTCTAGGACCCTTTTGCCCCCGCACCCGCTCCCCCCTCATCTGGAGGTTTTTTTCTGGTGGACAGCGAAAATCAGGGTCCCGAGGGGCAAGGATGCCTCTTCGGGTGGGTCCATGCACCGGGGAAAGGCAAGCGCGGGCGGCCTCAGCATGTCCGCACACCTGAAAGTGCTAACAAAATCAAGCTGTTGCTGGCGCTTGGCTGGTCGAATGAGCGCATCGCGCATGCTATGGGCCTGAGCCTGCCCACGCTGCGGAAGCATTATTTTGCCGAGCTCAAGATTCGGCTGATCGCCCGGGACGCGCTCGAGGCCAAGCGGGCCGAGCTGCTGTGGGCGCAGTGTGAGAAGGGCAATGTCGGGGCGATGAAGGCGTTTCACCAGCTGCTGCTGGACAATGACCGCATGCGCATCGCCGACGATCTGCGCCGTGGCGCGACAGGTGAGACGGACGAGAAGTCGGAGCCAGAAGCCAAGCCTGCGCGGATGGCACCGATCGGCAAGAAGCAGGGGGCCGTCCTGGCGGCAAATGATCTGATTTCGGCAGACCCCGACCTTGGGGTGCGCCGGGGGATGAACTGACATGCTGATGACACCGGCCCGCGCCTTCGACCCTGCTTGGTCAACAGCGCTGCCGGACTGGAAAGACCGCATCCGCGCAGGCAAGTCGATCGTGCCTGCGCTGCCGCTGGACCGGGCACGGGCCGAGCGGGCACTGCGGATCTTCAAGAACCTTCGGGTGCCCGACATCGAGGGCACGCCGACCTATGGCGAGGTCTGCGGCGAGTGGGTCTTTGACCTGGTGCTGGCGATCTTCGGGGCCTTCGACCCGGTCACCAGCCAGAGGATGATCCGGGAATACTTCGTCCTGATCCCCAAGAAGAACGGGAAGTCCTCGATCTCGGCGGCGATCATCGTGACGGCGCTGCTGCTGAATGAACGTCCGAATGCCGAGGCGCTGCTGATCGCGCCGACGCAGAAGATTGCAGAGATCAGCTTCAACCAGGCGGCCGGAATCATCCGACTGTCCGCAACACCATCGGGAACGCCGCTCGCGAGCCTGTTCTCGGTTCACTCGCACATCAAGACGATCCGGTATCTCAGTCAGGACGTACCGTCAGAGATGACGATCAAGGCCGCCGATGCGGACGTGATCACCGGGTCGAAGGCGTCGATCGTGCTGATCGATGAAACCCACGTCTTTGCCTCGCACAGGCAGGCCGAGGGGATCTTCGTGGAGATCCGCGGGGGTCTGTCGCACCCCCAGAACCGGGGATTTCTGCTGCAGATCACGACGCAGTCGAAGACGCCGCCGCATGGCGTGTTCAAGTCGGAGCTTCGGCAAGCGCGGGCCGTGCGCGATGGCGATCTGAACGCCTCGCTGCTACCGGTGCTCTATGAGCTGCCGGTGGAAATGGCGGTCAACGATGGGTGGAAAGACCAGGCGACATGGCCATTGGTCAATCCGCACATGGGCCGGTCTGTCGATGCCGGATTTTTGGCGGATCAGCTGGCCAAGGCCGAGGAGAACGGGGACGGCGCAATTGCGCTCTTTGCCTCGCAACACCTGAACGTCGAGATCGGGCAGTCGCTGTTTGGCGATGCCTGGCCCGGCGCGCGGGACTGGCCGAAATGCGCGCAGCCGGGTCTGACGCTGGATCGGCTTCTGAACGAATCCGAGGTCGTGACAGTCGGCGTGGACTGGGGCGGCGCAGATGACCTTGCCTCTCTGGCTGTGATCGGTCGGCGGGCCAAGGACAAGGCGTGGCTCTTGTGGACACGCAGTTGGGCCCGGCCGAGCGTCTTCGAGGCGCGCAAGCTTATCGCCACGCAGCTGCGTGATTTCGAGCGCGATGGCGATCTTGTCGTGGTGCCGACTGGCGAGGAACAGGCGGCGCAGGCGGCTGACGTTTGCGCACTGGTCGCGGCATCTGGCAAGGCGCCGGCGGCGGCGGCCTTCGGGCTCGACTCGGCGGGCGTTGCGCTGCTCGTCGATGCGCTGGCGGCGTGTGGCCTTGGTGAGCCGCAGGTGGTGGCGGTCAGTCAGGGCTGGAAGTTGCAGACCGCGATTTCGACGCTTCCGCTGAAGCTGGAAGAGCGCCGTCTGATCCACGGCGGCCAGCCGATCATGGGCTGGGCCGTGGGCAACGCCAAACAGGAGCTGAAAGGTTCCAACTACATCGTCACGAAACAGGCTGCCGGTGCGGCCAAGATCGACCCGCTCATGGCTGTGTTCAACGCGGCCATGCTGATGTTCCTGAACCCCGCGGCTGCGCCGAAGCTTGAACCAAGGATCCGTATCGCATGAGCCTGTTCGCGCGCATCTTGAACAAGTTCCGGCCCCGTGCCGAGGTCGACAGCGGCAACATTCGTCGCGGCGATGGCGTGTGGGAGTCGTTCACCGGGACTGGTAGCGGTGCGCCGTCCGAGAAAGAGGCGATGTCTGTCACGGCGGTCTATGCCTGCACATCGCTGATTTCAGGCGCGATTGCCGCGATGCCGATGAACATCTACCAGCGCGCCAAGGATGGCGATCTGGCGCAGGACTATGGCCATCCGCTGTGGTGGGTCCTGAACGAAGAATTCTGCCCACGCTGGTCCGCTGCGGCAGGATGGTCGATGCTGACGGCCTCGAAGCTGCTCTATGGCGATGCCTTCGCGGAGATCCTGCGGGCGCGCGATGGCAGCATCACCGGTCTGATGCCTCTGCTGCCGCAGCGTGTGCGCGTGATCGCCACCCCTGATGGCAGCAGGCTGATCTACGAAGTGCAGCCCGATCCGACACTGACGAAAGTGGCTGCCGAGGCCTCAAAGGTCAGGGTTCTGGATCAGGATGACATGCTGCACGTCCCTGGCTTCGGCTTCAACGGCCTGCGCGGCATGTCGGCGCTGCGCTATTCGCTGCGGCACAGTGGGCGTCTGGCGATCGAGGCGCAGAAGTTCTCGGTCAACTTCCTTCAGAATGCCGGGCGCCCAGACTTCCTGCTTAAGGCGGCGGGTAACCTGACTGACGAGCAATGGGCCACACTGCAGGAGCGCCTGGACGCTCACCGGAGCCCGGCCAATGCCGGTCGCCCGATGATCCTCGAGGGCGGGCTCGACCTGAAAGAGCTGACCATGCCGATGGAGGAAATGCAGCTGCTGGAGACCCGGAAATTTCAGATCGAAGAGATCGCCCGGGCCTTCAACGTGCCGCCCTTCATGATCGGGCACACGGAAAAGACCTCCAGCTGGGGCACGGGTGTCGAAGCAATGGGTGCGGGTTTCGTGCGCTACACGCTGCGCGATCACCTGAACGCCTTCCACAACGAGATAAACCGGAAGTTCTTCCGGCGTCCGACGCATTGTGCCGAGTTCGACACTGCCGAACTGGAGCGCGGCGACTTCAAGGCGATGTTTGAGGGTGTCCGGATCGGCCTTGGCCGTGCGGGCGAGGCCTCGATCCTGAGCCTGGAGGAAGCCCGGCGCATGGTGCGCCTGCCCAAGAAGATGGTCGGCACCGTTCCGACCCAGACACCGTCGAAAGGTGATGACGCATGAGCCGCTACATCCAGATGCGCATGTCCAACAAGGGCAAGGGCGAGTTTCGGGCCGAGAACAACACGATCTGGCTTTATGACGCGATAGCGGCTGACGATCTCGAGGCCGAATGGTGGGGCGGCATTTCGCCTTCGGCCTTCATCGAAGCCCTGCGCGCCACCACGGGGCCCGTGACACTGCGGATCAACTCGCCCGGTGGGTCGGTTTTCGGGGCGCAGGCCATGGTGGCCGAGATGCGGTCGCACCCTGCGCCGATCACCGCGAAGATCGACAGTCTTGCCGCCTCTGCGGCCAGCGTCATTGCATCGAACTGCGCGACCTGTGTCATGGTTCCGGGTTCCATGCAGATGATCCACCGCGCTTGGGGCCTTGCGATCGGCAACTGCACCGACATGCGGGACACTGCCGATCTGCTGGAAAAGATCGATGGCCTGATTGCTGATGCCTACGCTGGCCGCGCAGACGGCAAGACCGATCGCGCGGCCTTCGAGGCTATGATGGCGGCCGAGACCTGGTTCACGCCGGAAGAGGCCGTAGCCGCGGGTCTTTGCGATGCCGTCGCCGAAGAAAACACTCAGCGTGCCGCCAATCGCTGGGACCTGTCGGCCTTCGCGGCCGCCCCCGAGACGCTGCCCGGGCCGGTGATTGAACCGGACGCGCAACCGAACGCCGAAGCCATTGCGATCAAGGACCGGGCGCAGCGTGTCGCCCGTCTGAACGCGCGGCTTATGGCCAACCCTGTCTGAGCGCGCCGCGCCGGATACCCCGCCGCGGACGCGGCTTAACCACAGAAGGAGTGAGAGGATGTCTCTCCAGCAACTGCGTGAGCAGCGCGGCAAGATTGCGGCTGCGCTTCAGGAAATCGTCAACAAGCCGGATTACGATCCTGCCACGGACGGTCCTGCCTACGACAACGGCATCGACGAGCTGAACGCGCTCGATGAGCGCATCAAGCGCATCCACGACCTGAATGCGAAGCTCGCGGATGATACCGCCAGCCAGAACGTCGCCGATGCGGCTGCGCGCCTTGGCCGCGACAAGGGTGACAAGGGCCTCGAGGTTTACTCGAAGTGGCTGAAGGGTGGCGATCGCGCTCTGAACGAGGAAGACTGGGCGACGATCCGCAACACCATGTCGACCACGACCGGATCTGAAGGTGGGTTCACCGTTCCGACCGATATCGCCTCTTCGGTGATCGATGCGCTTAAGGCCTTCGGCGGAGTGCGCGCCGTTGCTGACGTGCTGGTGACCGCAAGCGGCAATCCCATGTCCTATCCGACCTCGGATGGCACGGCCGAAGAGGGCGAACTCATCGCCGAAAACGCTTCTGCAACTGATGCGGATGTCGTCTTTGGCACCGTGGCGCTGAACGTGTTCAAATTCTCGTCCAAGGTTGTGACGGTTCCGATCGAACTGCTGCAAGACTCGGCGGTGGATATCGAGGCGTTTGTGAATGGTCGCATCGTGACCCGCCTTGGCCGGATCACCAACAAGCTCTTCACCACCGGCACCGGTACCGGCCAGCCCAACGGCATGGTCACGGCTGCAACTGTGGGCGTGACCGCCGCAAACGGCACGTCGCAGGTGACGACCATCACCTATGACAGCCTGATCGACCTGCAACACTCGGTTGATCCCGCCTACCGCGAGAATGGTGGCGCAGGGTTCATGATGAACGACCTGAGCGTGCGCCAGGTGCGCAAGATCAAGGATGGCCAAAGCCGCCCGATCTTCGTTCCCGGCTATGAGCAATCGATCCCCGGCGGCGTGCCTGACATGCTGCTTGGCTCGCGCCTCATCGTGAACCAGCACATGGCGAACATGGCCGCCTCGGCCCGTTCGATCCTCTTCGGCGACTTCAAGGGCTACAAGGTCCGCGATGCGCTTGATGTGTCGATGTTCCGGTTCACGGACTCGGCCTACACGAAGAAGGGGCAAGTCGGCTTCATGGCTTGGATGCGCTGCGGCGGCAACCTCGCGGACGTGGGCGCTGTGCGCGCCTTCGTGAACGCCGCCAGCTGATCGCAGCTGATTGAGGCAGCACGGCGCGCCGCCTGCGCGCTGTGCGTTCATCCCATCAAATCGGAGAGCGATCATGTCGAAGAAAACCGAAGAGGCTGCAGTTGATCCTGCGGAAGTTCAGACCCCCGTCGACCAGGCGCAGGGCGAGGCAATCCAAGCCGGCGCCGATGATCAGGCAGCGGCCCCGGAAGATCAGGAAGTCGCTGCAGATCCCGAGACGGCAGCCGATCCCAAAGCACCCGACGATCCGGAAGAGGTTGAGACAGTGCGCGTCGTTTTGACCTGCATCTACGGTGATGCGGTGCCGGGTGACACCGTTGAGCTGGACGAGGAAGAGGCCGCTCGACTCGTCGCGATCGGGGCCGCAAACCCTGCCTGCATCGCGCCCCAAGCCGCAGAGGGCTGACATGGCGCCTGTCGCGATCTTGACCATATCTCCACTGCTGGAATCGGCAGTCGGTCTGGATGACCTGAAGGAACACCTCAACGTCACCCATTCGGATGATGATCAGGTGATCGACGGGATCGGTCAGGCCGCGACAGCCGCCGTCGAGAAGGAAACGCAGCGTGTGCTCGTGCAACGCGCTGCGGTTCTGCGCCGGTCTTGCCTGCCATCAGGCCGGTGCCCCATTCGGTTGCCGGGCGGTCATGTGCAGGAAGTCACCGAAATGACCGTCGATGGCGCCCCGGTGACCGGGCTCGAGGTTATCGGCAATTCACCGGCCTTGCTTGTGCCAGCGGCTGACTGGCCGGTGGTGACGGGTCAAGGCTATCCTGTCACGATCAACTATGTGGTTGGCCCCGCTGTGCCGCTGGCTGATCTGATCCTCGCGGTCAAGATGATTGCAACGGACATGTTCGATCGCCGGTCTGGCGGTGGGGCGGATGCCGGGGCGGGTGTTCCAGATGGTGCGGTGCGCCTGATGGAGCGGCATCGAATCCTTCCGGTGTCGTGATGAGGATGTCTGCCGGGCAGCTCACGCGCCGCGCACAGTTTGAGAAGCGCGGCAGTCTGGAGGACGGTTACGGGAACACGCTGACCGATTGGGCGTCGGTGTTCTCGCATCTCTGCCACGTTCGATACATGCGCGGCGGTGAATCGGTCATGGCATCGCGCCTGGAGGGGCGTCAGCCGGTCATCATCACCGTCCGGAATTGTGCCGAGGCGCGCACGATCAGCAGCGACATGCGTTGTGTCATCGATGGGGTTCCATACAACGTCCGCGAGTTTCCGCGACCGTCGCAGGACCGGCTATGGCTCGAGTTTCTGGCGGAAAGTGGGGTGGCCGATGGTTGATGGCGTAGAAAACATGCGCGCCTTGTTCCGTCGCAAGGCTGCGGCGGTCCTGCGCGCTGCGAAGGCACAGACAACAGCCAGCGGAAATGAGGTCGCAGCGGCCATGCGCTACCTCGCGCCCAAGGACCAGCGCGAGCTGGTTCAGTCGATCCGGGTCGAGGATGCGGCCAGCATCAAGACCAGCAAAGGGGAGCGCGGCTTCATCGGTGTTGTCGTGAAGGCGGGCGATGCCACGACCATTGTGACGAACCAGCGCGGGCAGAAGTTCCAGAACGCGAAGCTGCAAGAGCACGGGACAAAGAAGATGAAGGCAAACCCGTATTTCAACCCGGCGTGGCGTCTTAACCGTCGCCGCGTTCGGTCGGCTATCACGCGCGCTGTGCGTTCAGCCTGGGTGAACGGCTGATGCCCGTGCCATCGCTTGAGCTTCAAGCCGCCATCGTTTCTGCGCTGTCTGGGGATGCCCCGTTGATGGCGCTGGTCAATGGCGTCTATGATCGTGTGCCCAAAGATCCTTGGGGCGCCGTGATGGGTTACATCAGCTTCGGCCCCGAGTTCACGGTTTATGAGGATGACGACTGCCTCAGCATCGAAGAGATCAACCTTCAGCTTGATGTCTGGTCGCGGCAGGTCGGGCGTGTCCATTGCAAGCAGATCGTGGATCGTGTTCGGCAGGTGCTTCTGGCGCTTCCCGAGTTCACCGATCACGCGCTCGTTCTGGCCGAGGCGCCGCTGTCGCGTGTCTCGCCTGACCCGGATGGCCTGACGATGCACGGCATCATCAATCTGCGCTTTGTGGTCGAGGTGGTCGAGTAATGCCACGGCAGCGCATGTGGCGCGTGCTGCGGGATTTCGAGTTCATGCCACGACGCGGGGTCATCATGGTCTTCCGGGCTGGTGAGGTCCGGCAAGGCCTGACGCGGGCCTGCATTGCCGTCGCGGGTGACCGTGTCGAGGAAATCAGGAGCCGCTAGGCGGCCCTGCGCCCTTACGCCCTTGGGCAAGGTGTTCACTTCTACAGGAGCCTGAAATGGCGAAACCGACGACCTACGCCGGGTCGCTTGTCGCGATCTATCTAGAGGGCACGCCTGCCGGGACTTATGCCCGTCCCTGCGGCCTGAACAACCACACCGTCTCGTTCTCCAAGAACACGACCGAGGTCAACGTCCCGGATTGCGACGACCCCGAACTGCCGTCTTGGATCGAGCGCGGCGTCGAAAGCCTCGACCTGAGCGCAACCGGCTCGGGCATTCTGGCGGCCGAGGCGGTGGAAACCTGGTGGGAAGCCTTCAACTCGACCGAGAGCATCAACGCCCGGATCTATGTTGGTGCCCCTGACAACGTGACCACCGGCAAGTACTGGCAAGGCAAGGTGCACGTCACCGGCTTTGAGGTGACTGGCGAGCGCGGCGGCAAGGCCCAGACGAATATCTCGCTCGTCTCGGATGGCGAGATGACCTTCCATGATGTCGTGGCAGGTCCGTAATGGAGCCGATCCGGGCAAACTGGCCGAGCGGGGAGGATGAATTCCTCCTCCGCATCGGCGAACTGGAAGCGCTCGACGATCTGACCGAGGCGGGTGTTCTCGACCTTCGCTATCGGCTGTCGCAGGGCGCGCAGCGCGGCAGTCTGGCATTCGCCCCTGTAAAGGTCCGCGAAGTCATCAATTGCCTGAGGCTGGGTCTTATCGGAGCTGGCATGGATCGCTTCACTGCCGATCGGAAAGCCCGCCAAGCCTTCGAGGAAGGCGACATTGGCGAGCTGAACCTGCTGGCGTTTACGATCATCAGTGCGGCTTTCGCCGGGAAGGAACACGACCCGGTGGGGGAGGCGGTGGCGGCGGCGGGGCCGCCCGCATCAAATTCTCCCGCCTCTACGGAAACGGCGCAGCCATCGGAATAGCGCCGTCCGAGATTAAGCGCATGTCCCTCTGGGAGCTCGAGGCTTGCCTCGATGGCTGGAACCGGGCGCAGGGCAGCGGGCACCACTACAACGGCGGGCCGATTTCCGACGCCGATTATGAAGCCTTGTGCGAAATAGGAGACAGGTGGAATGGCAGAGACTGATGGCCTTGAGCTGCCAATCGGCCTGACCGAGCAGAAGTTTGCGCAGCAGCTTGCACGGATCGAGGCGGCTGCCATTCGGGCCTCGCAGCGCGCGCAGCAGAGTTTCGTGAAAGCCAACGCGGATATCGGCAAGTCGTTCGGTGGCCTGTCACGTAGCGCCACGGCGAACCTGCAGAATGTGTCCTACCAGGTGCAGGATATCTTTGTGCAGATTGCATCTGGCCAAGGTGCTGCCCGCGCCCTCGGCCAGCAGCTTCCACAGCTTCTGGGCGGGTTTGGCGCCTTGGGCGCGATTGTGGGTGTGGCCGCTGCGGCTGGTATCCCGCTTGTGTCCATGCTGATTGGCGCAGGCGAGGAAGCCAAGTCTCTGGATGATATCCTGAAAGAGCTTGAGGGGACGTCGAAGGATTATCAGACGGCGGTTCAGGAAATGCTGACGCCCATGTCTGAAATGTATGACATGTTCGGGAACAATACCGAGCAAGCGCGGGAAATGCAGAAAGCGCTGGTCGAACTGGCCCGCATTCGGTTGGCTGGCGCCATCGAAACCACCATGAATGCGATCTACACGCAATTCGAAGGCGTGAAGAGCTATCTGTCTGAGATCAAGCGCCTTGAGGTCGGTTTGGCCGATCCGATCACGCGATACACCGCCGAAAGCGGCATTGCTGTGCAGATCGAGGAAATCCGGCAGAAGTTCGGTCTAACCCGCCAAGAGGCTGAGGCGCTCGCGACGGCATTGGACCGGTTCGATATGGCCGAGGGCGTCCGGGAGCAAGTTGACGCCATGAATGAAGTGATCCGGCTGGCGCAAAGCGCGCTTTCGTCGGAGGGGGATTTGACGGCTGAACGCCGCGCCGGGCTTGAGGCGCTCATCAATATGGGCCTTGAGGTCAATAAGAACGCGGCGATGATCGAGACCAGCGCAGACGCTTCAGAGGATCTGGCGACGAATACAGGCGCTGCGGCGGATGAGGCTTCTCGCATCGCCGGGACTGATATGGCTTCTGGCATCGCGGCAGCGGCTGCGAACGCCCTGACGCTGGCACAGCGACTTGCGATGGCAGCGGAGCAGGCTGCGGCTATCGGGTCGGCTCAGGGGCCGGTTGACGTATCGGAAAAGGGTTTCTTCAAGCCCGACCTTAACCGGTTCGGAAACCCCTATGCCGGGGAAGGTGGCGCCGGTCCTTCTTCTTCGTCGCGGCCAAAAGCACGCCCAGACCAGATGGATGCGGATTGGGGGTGGGATACTCCAAAGCGGGGCGGTGGAGGTGGCGGAGGTTCAAGTCGCGACAAATACGCGGCGGCTGTCGAGAATGTGCAGCAGCGGATCGACGCCCTGAAAGTCGAGACGGCTGCTTATCTGGACGCGGCCAATGCCCAGAATGTCTATGGCGATGCCGCCGAATACGCCAAGCAGAAAGCCGCCCTTTTGACCGCTGCGCAAGAGCAGGGCAAGGAAGTCACCCCCGAACTTTCGGCACAGATCGAGGAACAGGCCCGCGCCTATGCGCAGGCCGCGCTTGAGGCTGAGAACGCCAAGCAGAAGATGGACGCCATTGCCGATGCCAGTGAGCGCGGCAAGGATGCCTTGGGCGAGGTTTTCGGGTCGATCCTTGAGGGGTCTGATGCCGCGAAGAAAGCCATTGCCAGCCTGCTGATGGAAATCGCCAAGGTGCAGATGATGAAGGGGGCCTTGGGCATCCTGAACTCAATGCCGGGCGGTAGTGCTGTGACAAGCTGGATTGGCGGTCTGATGTCGATGGACGGTGGTGGCTACACGGGTGCGGGCTCACGCACCGGTGGCCTCGACGGGAAAGGCGGCTTCCTTGCCATGCTGCACCCCCGCGAAACCGTGATCGACCACACGAAAGGCCAGCGCACCGGGGGCGGAGCGCAGGTTGTGCAGGTCTACGTCTCGGCCAGCGAATACTTCGATGCGCGCGTTGACCAGCGTGCAGCAAACATCACCCAGCATGGTCTGGCGAAAGCGCAACGCCAACAACCAGATTCCATAAGGAAATACACGGGCGACCCACGGAGGCGCAGCTAATGGATGACCGCATCAAGGCACTGGAAGAGCGCGTGAAGGCTCTAGAGGAGCGGCTGACGGCGCTTGAGGAAAGGCCCGCTGGCTTGCCCACGATCACGATCAAGCCCGGCGAATATTTCTCGTTTGAGCACTTCAACCGCATTTCGCGCGACCCGAGGAACCGCAGCTAATGGCACAGGTCTATCCCGTCTCAAACGCAGCCTTCTTCGAGGATCTGCGGGTTCGGCGCGTGTCTTTTGACTTGCCGACGAGCCAGCTTATCACGCGATCCGCTGGCGGCGATGTCATGCGGGCAGAGTTGGGCGCGCGTCTGTGGCGTGTGCAGCTTGATCTGTCGCCTGCAAGGCACCGTGACGCTGAGCAAATCAGATCCAAGCTGCATCTGCTGCGGCAACCTTCGGCGTCTTTGCTGATCCGCCCGAAACCTTGCTTCGCCCCGGCCTACGACCCGACCGGCAGCATCATTGCATCGTCCACGGTGACGCTGCACACGGTTGACGCGAACCAGCGGGAAATCCGGATCACCGGCCTGCCCGCTGGCTACACGCTCACGCCGGGTGATTATCTGAGCTTCACATACGGCACCGACCCGACGCGCTATGCGTTCCATCAGGTTGTGTCGGGCGCTGTGGCCTCTGGCGCGGGCCTCACGCCGCTTTTCGAGGTTATCCCGACCATTCGCCCCGGCTATGCCTTGGGTGCCACTGTGCGCCTCAACAAGCCGTGGATGAAGGCTGTCCTCGTGGAGAGCAGCACCGGGGCCGCAGGCGTGGCTGTGACGGACGGCATCAGCCTGACGCTGCAACAGACGCTGAGGGGCTGATATGCGGACCTATGAGAGCATCATCGCGGGCAACCTGAGCGCCCGCCACGGCCTGCTTGTGCGGCACCTGCTGTGGATCCGTGCCAAGAACCGCGACACGGGCGCAACCGAAACCATCGGCCTGTGGGACGGTGACGACCATGCCGAGTTCACGATTGACAGCGTGGTGCGCGAATACTTCGGGGTAGGGGCCTTGCTTGGCATCCCTGACCTGACAGCGCGGGCCGGGCTTGAGGTCTGGCAGCCAGAGGTGAGCGTGTCCGGCATTGCGCCCGAGGTGGAGATTGCCCTGCGCGGCTATGAGCCAAAGTTGGCACCGGTGGAGATCCATCGCGCTTTCTTCGCCCCGGCAGAGGGCACGCTACTCGGCAGCCCGGTGCGGATTTTCAAGGGCTGGATTGACGGCGTCAGCATCCCGACGCCCGAGGAAGGCGGCGATGCAACCGCCTCGATCACGCTGGCCAGCAACAGCCGGGGTCTGACGCGGGTTATCCCGGCCAAGAAATCGGACGAGGCGTATCAGCGCCGGTCGGGTGACCGGATCATGCGCTACGCCGACATCGGCGGCACGGTCAAAGTAAGGTGGGGCACATGACGACCAAGACGAAAGACTGGCAGCACCGCCTGACCGCCTATCTGTCGAGCATCCACCGGCTGCCGTTCGAGGCTGGCAAGCTGGACTGCGCGATATTCACGGCGGGCGCTGTGCTGGCAATGACCGGCGTTGACCATGCCAAAGGCTGGCGGGGCAAATACCGCAGCCTCGCCAAAGGATTGAAGGCGCTGCAAGACAAGGGCCATGCCGATCATGTCGCACTGGCTGCCTCGCTTTACCCCGAGGTGCCACCGATCATGGCGCAAGAGGGTGACATCGCCGTTGTCCCGTCTGACGGGGTGGATGACGTCGAGGCGCTTGGCATCGTCCAGGGCCATTCGATCTACGTCATGTCGCGCACGGGCCTTGTCCTAGTGCCGCTCACCGCTGCAACGCGGGCTTTCCGGGTCTGATATGCACATCATTTCTGTGATCTTCGCCGCCTTCTGGGCGGTTTTGCTGCTTGCGGAACCGGCGCACGCTGGCCCGATCACAGGCTTCTTTGCCGCTGTGAAGGCTGTCGGTCTTGCGAGCGCGATTGCGTCGACGGCATGGGCTGCTGGCCTCCTCAAGATCGGCGTCTCTATCGCCCTGTCTGCGCTCTCCACGGCCCTGATGGGTAAGCCACGGTCAAGCGGCATCCAGACCGACACGACGCAAGAGGGCGGCACGCTCAGTCAGTCCTTCATCGTCGGGCGCTATGCCACGGCGGGCACCCGGATCGCGCCGCGCATGACGTTCGGATCGAATAACCGCGACATGTTCGACGTGATCCAGATCAGCGACATGCCGATCACCGGGATTTCGCGCATTGCCATTAATGGGCAATGGGAGCCGATGAATACCGGCGTAAGCTGGGACGGGATCGAGTTCGACGCGGCTGGTGATCTATATGCCGCCGATATTTTCACGGGCAGCCAAACCGCTGCATCGCCAAGGTTGATGTTGAAATTCAGCAGCGGGGTTGAGCGCCCGTGGCAGTCGGACATGATCGGGCGCAACATGGCCTACGCGGTCATGTATCATTATTTCGAGAAAGAGGTTCACAGCGGTTGGCCGGAACCGCTGTTCGAGGTGCAGGGGATCAGGCTCTACGATCCGCGCAAGGACAGCACCATCGGCGGGTCTGGCGCGCATCGCTGGAACAACAAGGCGACTTGGGAATGGACCGAAAACCCGGTCGTCATCATCTACAATATCCTTCGCGGCATCGAGCTTCCCGACGGGCGGGTGTGGGGTGGCAAGTGTGACGAGGAAGATTTGCCGCTGTCGGTCTGGGCAGCCGCTGCGAACAAGTGCGACGAGCTGGTCACGCTGGCCGGTGGCGGTACGCAAGCGCGCTATCGCTGCGGCTTCGAGATCAAGGTCGCCGATGACGAGCCTGCCGAGATCATCGAAGAGCTGCTGAAGTCTTGTGCCGGGTCGATCGTGGAAATCGGCGGCACATACAAGATCCGCGCCCACGGGCCGGGCCTGCCGGTCTACTTCTTCAGCGATGACGATCTGCTTGTCACCTCGGGCCATGAGTTCAACCCGTTCCCCGGTCTGGCCGAGACATACAACACGATCAATGCCAGCTATCCGGAGCCGTCGAGCCTGTGGGAGAGCCACGACGCGCCCGAGCGGACGAATGCGACATGGGTGACCGAGGATCAGGGCCGCGTGCTGCCGGTGTCGGTGAGCCTGCCCGCCGTGCCTATCCGTCAACAGGTGCAGCGCCTGATGCTGGCATGGCTCAAGGATAACCGGCGCTGGCGCAGGCACACGATCATCTTGGGGCACTATGCAGCCGGGATCGAGCCGCTGGACGTGGTGGCATGGACGAGCGAGCGCAATGGCTACATCACCAAGCACTTCGACGTGGCGCAGGTGGTCGAGAACGCCGCGCTGGTGCAGCAGTGGGAAATCCGTGAGGTCGATCCGACCGACTACGACTGGTCCAGCGATTTCGAGCTGCCGACCTATGTGCCCTCAGTGCTGCCCGATGTGAAGGTCTATCAGCCAGTGCCGGGTTGGTCTGTCACGCCGACCTCGATCCGAGACGGCAGCGGCGCGGAACGTCGCCCGGCGCTGCGGTTCGGCTGGACTGCGGCGGACATCGACAGTCCTGCTATCCGCGTGCAGATCCGGGTGCAGGGACAGGCCGATATCCAGGGCTTCTCGATCGTCGATGTCGATGCCGGGGCGCTGCTCTATGCCGAGGGCATCATCCCAGACACCACCTATCAGGCGCGCGCGCGGCTCCGGCAGGATGGACCGACAGAATGGACGGCTTGGGTCAACGCGACCACACCTGCTGTTGGCATCGGGGAGGAAGACCTTGAGGGCGATCTGATGGATCGGTTCGAGGAAATCGCCCTCGAGGCCGGTGTGACACCAGTCGCCGTGCTGCCTGCCTCGGGGTCGAAACCGAACCAACTCGTCATGCTGATCCCGCCCGGCCAGCTCTATCGCTGGGACGCGACCGCTGGTGAATGGGTGACGGAAGTCTATGCCGGGATCGAACCCGGTTCGCTTGGGGCGGCAGATTTTGCGGCTGATGTCCGACCTGTGGAGATTGTCGCGACACTGCCTGCGACAGGGAACTTCGTGGGGCGTGTGGCCTTTCTGACGACCGATGGGAAAATGTATCGCCATCTCGGTTCGCCATCTGACGTGAGCGGGTGGACGGCTGCCGTTCCGGCTGTCGATCTGACTGGGCAGATCGTCGCCACGCAGATTTCTGACGGTGCAATCAGCACGCCGAAGCTGCAAGCGAATGCTGTCGAGGCGGATAATATCGCAGCCAACGCCATTACGTCAGGAAAAATCGCCGCGAACGCGGTCACGGCGGGCAAGATTCAAGCCGGTGCGGTAAGCGCGGATCAACTTGCCGCTGGTGCCGTGATCGCGTCGAAGATCGCAGTCACCGATTTCCAGAGCCTGGTGCCCGACAGTGAAATGGACACGGGGGAGCCGAGCAGCGCAGGGGCAGTCTGGGGCAAATACGGTGGCTATGACACCTACTGCACCTTTGGTGAGCAGGGCGTCGATTTCACTCCAATGGCCGGCGCCGAGAATGCCAGGTATGCGGTGCGCATCTCGCCAATCCCGTTTGCCGGTCAGGCGGCGGGGATCAACACATTTGGTGAGCACAATCGCTTCACGGCGGAGGCAGGGCAAGAATACTATATTTCCATGAAGTGCTGGCTCGGCTCTGGCACCGCGCTCATGCGGTGTTCCGTGTCGTGGCGTGATCGCGACGGGAACGAAATTAGCGCCGCAAATTGCCCGCTTGTGACGATCACAACGCCGGGGCAATGGGTTGAGGTCGGCGGGACTCTGACGGCCCCACCTGGTGCAGTGCGCGGCATAGCACGATATGTGCGAACCGCCGACGATGCGAACGTGGGCAACGTGTTTATCGCCCGGCCTCGTGTTGCGCGCCGAAACGCGGGCGAGCTGATCGTCGACGGAACCGTCACGGCAAACCACATCAACGCGGGGGCGATCACCACCGACAAGATCGCGGCCAATGCCATCGTGGCCAGCAAGCTGGCGACCGGCGAGCTGATCACGCTGTCGGCGCAGATCAAGGATGCCATTATCATCAGGGCAAAGATCGCCAACCTGGCGGTGAACACGCTGAAGATCGACGATGATGCCGTCTCGGTCATCCTGTCGAACACTGGCAACCCGACGACAAGCGCGGGTGGTATCAACATCACAATCAACCCGACCTATGCGGCGCGGCTGGTGGTGCTTGCGACGGCCTCGGACCTTCAGATGATCACCGGAATCACTCAGATGCGGGTTAAGTGGAACGGCACGACTGTTGAAAGCGCCAACTACGGCGGCTTCGACGGCTCAGAGGCCTCATCCATGACAATCACCCACACGCGCACAGTTGCTGGGGGCTCGGGTCCGCATACGTTGCGCGCCGAAGCCGGGGCCGGGGCCCGAGCTTCCGGCGATACGACTCTGACGATGATCGCCATCCTGACATACAAGTGAGAGGGAAATGGTCGCTTATACGATCCACGATGCGGATGGGCACATCCTTTGCTCCGGCGACTGTCCGCAATCCATGCTGGAAGATCAGCTTTCTGGATATGAGGGCGGCATCCTGCTTCTGGAGGCATCGAGCCCGAAAACGCAATACGTGAGCAATGGGCAGGTGGTGGACAAACCGCCGCGCCCAAGCCCGTCGCACGCTTTCGACCCGGCGGCGGGCGCTTGGGTCGAGACACGCAGCCTGGAAGCGGCCCGCGAGCAGGCGACTAGGTCGGTCAACAAAGCTGCCTCTACCGCTCGCTCGCAATACATCACGGTCATTCCGGGGCAGGAAATGATCTACCTCGCCAAAGAGGCCGAGGCAGTGCGCTATCTGTCAGAGACGCCCGCCACGCTGGCCGGGTTCCCGATGCTGGCTGCCGAGGTAGGGATCACCGCCCCGACCGCCTACGAGCTTGCGCAGCTGTGGGCCAACATGTCGGCGCTGTGGCGGGGCATCGCGGCGCAGATCGAGACTGCCCGGCTGGGCGCCATCTACCAGATCGAGACGGCGCCCGATGCGGCGGCGGTCGATGCCATCGTCGCGGCCGCTGTGTCTGCGCTGGCCTGACAAATTACCACCGCGCGCAGGAGACCGGAATTGGAAATGCCGCCCACGAATGGCGGGGGCTTGATTGCCTCCATACAAGCACTGACTGGCGCCGCAGGCGCCACACTGACAGCCGCCGCGATTGGACGGCTGATCTATCACGGTGGCGAGGTCCGGGCCGGACGGCGCCCGCTGATCGGCCTGCACCTGATCTGGGAAGTCCCGACCGCTGTTGGCATGGCGTTCGTGGGCGAGGCGCTTGGGTCTTATCTCGGCCTGTCGTCAACCGTCACCACGGGCATCGTTGCAACGCTGTCCTACCTCGGCCCGCGCGGCGCGCGCGACATCATTGACCGGGTTATCGGCGCGGCGGGCAACAAGGTCTGAACCGCCCGTTCCTTTTCGCCCCCTACGGCCCCGCCATCGTGCGGGGCTTTTTCATTGGAGACTGAAATGCCCGACCTCGATCTGGGCCACACCCGGCTGATCATCGCGACAGCCGACCGGCTCGGCCTGTCCATTCAACAGACGGCCTATGTGCTGGCCACGTCCCTCTGGGAAACCAACCGGACCATGCAGCCCGTCGAAGAGGCCTATTACCTCGGGGCCAAGGCTGAACGGTACCGGCAGGGTCTGCGCTATTACCCGTGGCATGGGCGCGGCTTCGTGCAGCTGACCTGGGAACGGAACTATATCCGCGCAGGGCAAGAGATCGGCGTCGACCTGATCACCGATCCGGATCGCGCCATGGATCCGCAGATCGCGGCCGAGGTGCTGGTGCGCGGCTCGCGGGATGGCTGGTTCACCGGCAAGAAGCTCTCGCACTACATCGGCGCAGCCAAGGCCGACTATGTCAGTGCACGGCGCATCATCAACGGCACCGATTGCGCCCGCCAGATCGCCGATATCGCGCTGGACTATGAAAATGCCCTGACGCCCGAGCCCGATTATCCCGCGATCCGCCGCGGCTCGCGCGGTGCGGCCGTGGCCGAGGCGCAGGGCCTGCTGGCCGCCACCGGCTATGAGGTCACGCCCGATGGCATGTTCGGCGCCCGCACCGATGCAGCCATGCGCGCATTCCAGAAATCCGTAGGCCTGACGGCTGACGGCATCTGCGGTCCCAAGACCTGGGCCGCGCTTCTCCCTGAAGGCTGAAAGGAAACCCCATGAACGTCCTGCAATACCTCGACTCGGCGCTGGTTCTGCTTGCGCCGATGCTGACCGACCTGATCGCCACCGGTCTCTCTGCGCTGCTGGCGATCGTGCTCTTTGCCGTGCGCCGCTATGTCGGCCTGCGTGCCGAGGCCATCATGCGTGATGCGCTCAATCAGGCCATCACCACGGGCGCCGCTCAGGCCCCTGCGAACGCGCCCATGGCCGAGGCGGTAAAGGCCGCTGTCGATTACGCCAAGCGATCGAGCCCGACCGCGATCAAGAAGCTCGGTGCGACCGAGGATGTGCTTCTCGACAAGGCCCGAGCGGCCATCAAGGCGTTGAAGTGACGCCCCGCCAAGACTGGCCTTCGGGCTGGTGGATCGCCCCTGCCTTGCTGGCGGGGGCGGTGATCTGGATCTGCATTCTGTGAATGAGGGAAAAACATGCCGAGAAATACCACAATCAACATTCCTGTAGGGCAGTGGGTGCTTGTGACAGATGCGGATGTGACTGCGGTCAGAATCCAAGTGCACGGTGCGTATGAGGCACGCTTTAAGGCGACGGTCGGCGCCGTCGCACCGACCAGTATCGACGGCGCCATTCTGTTGTTGCCATATGGCGCGATTGCGGCTGACTTGACGTTGGCGCAGCTCTTCCCGGGAGTCCCCGGCGCAAACCGTGTCTACGTATACGCGGATATGCCTGTTGCCGTGAGCGTCAGCCATGCTTGACCTCATGCGGCTGCGGTCGCCTTTCATCCTGCGGGCGCGGGGCGCGCAGTTGTATGATGCGCTCTCTTTGTTTGAGGGCGGATACGCTGGTCGTCTGATTGAGGCCACGCCGGAACACATGTATTCCGATGCTGGCGTAACCCCGGCGGCGATTGGCGAGGCGGTCCATTCGATCCGTGAGCAAGTGGGCGGCGGGCTGATTTCTCAGGCCACGCTGGCGGATCGAGGCATCCGCAGCACAACCGGGGTAGTGCTGGACGGTGCGAGCGACAAATACCCGACAGGTTGGACTGTGCCGGCCAGCGGGCCGTTCACGTTGCTGATGGCGTTTGACGTCGCCGCCGAACCCGCCGCCGCGACAAGTATGCTGTTTGGTGGGGTGCGCAGCGGTGTGTCGAACAGGTGCTCCTTTGTCATCACCAAGACCACGGGTGCCATGACGCTCCATCTTGGGGCGTCACAGCACAGCATATCAGGCGACTATCGCGGCCAAGCGTTGCCATTCGCCATGGTGCGAAACTCGGCGGCAACGTCGATCAGCGCCTATGTCGGGTCGTCGCTTGTCGTGACGGACAACACCGGGGCGGCGCTGTCTCCAAACCCGTTGATGATCGGCACGCGGGACGGAACGATCTCTGCGGCGGATTGGGCGAGCGGCACATTCCGGGGCATGATGACGATCAACCGGGAACTCACCGAAGCCCAGATCATGGCGGTCCTCGGGCGCTGGCAGCAAATCCTCGACAGCACATTCCAGCAACCGGCACCGCCATATTCCGTTGTGATGCACTACGGGCAAAGCAACTCGGTCGGCTTGGAAACCACGGCGGAAAGCATCTACACCAAGCACGGCAACCGCAGCTTCGGCAAGTCTTTGGAGAGCTGGGTAGCTGAGAGCGATATTGGCGGCGTAGACCGCACCACGACGCAACTGCTACGTGAGCGTGTCTATGAAAGCGGCATGAACCACGGCTTGGGACGGCTGGTTGACCGCAAGCTGGCCGAAATTGGCGAAACTGATTGGCGCATGCTGGGCAGGCGGTATTTCGCAATTCACCCAGGAGTGAACGGCGTGAATATCGAAACGCTGACCAACAGTGCGCACTGGGACCGGGCGGCGTTGGACATCAACGGGTCCAAAGTCGTGACTGGCGAGGATGCGACATTCGATTGGCTGTGGTGGGTTCATGGCTTCTCGAACGCTGGGGACGCGCGTGGGGCCTATGCGCCGAAGCTTGTAACGCTGATCGACAAGGTGAAAACCCAAGGCGTGACGGCTGGCTATGCCGGTGCAAACCCTCGAACTGTCATCGGGCAAATGTGTCAATCTCGGCAAGCATCCGGGGGCTTCCCAAGCGTTAGCCTTAGTCAGCTTGCGGTGGCTGACGCAGACGCGACAGTCGATATATTCCCCCTGTATCAGGTGCAGTGGCGCAACGGCACGCACATGAGCACGCTCGGTCAGAAGATGAAGGGCGAATACTTCGCCAAAACGATGATGGACATCGAGGCTGGAACCCATGCCCCCGTGCGCTGGTCTGTGACGTCATGGACTGACACCGAGATTGTTTTGGAAGTGACTGGCGGCACCGGAACCTATGCCTTCGACACTACGAATATCCCTGCCGTGGCGAATATGGGCTTCGACGTGTGGGCGTCTGACGACACCACGTTGCAGAACATCATCAGCGGCGTCTCACTTGTAGGGTCAGCCATCACGCTCAGCCTGTCCGCACCCGCTTCTGCCGGGTCACGCCTCGGCTATGGGTGGGGACGATCCGGCATGACGGTGCCGAATAACTCGCCATATGCGCTTGGCAACTTGCGTGACACCGATAGCAGGACGGCGCTGATTTCAGGGGCCAGTTATCCGCTGTATAACTGGTGCGTGATCATGGATGCGGTGAAGCCTTGATGGCTTCCCCCCCGTCCCCCGCCTCCTGTATCATGACAGCAGAGCGCGCCCCGGTGAGCATCAACGCGGGACGCGCTCTGACCGCCTTCTGGCGGGTTGCCGTTGGATGGCGTCAAGCGCCTCCACAACCGAACAACTGAGGTGGCAATGCGCCCGTCCTGACATGGTCAACGGCCGCCGTTCGCAAGGGCAATACTAGACTGGAGGTCAGCACCTCGATCACTCCGCCGCGGACCGTCGTCGCGACGATTCCGAAGGCTGCGCTGACACTTGGGGTGTGGAAACTACAGGCCCGGGCGGGCGCGACCGAGCCGCATGCACAGACCGTGTATGATGGGAAGATTACGGTGCGGGACATCATCTGACTCAAGCGGTCAGAGCCCTTCAATCGGTAGAATGCTGGGCAGCGCAGCGAAGATCAGTAGACGACCATCGCACTCTGGAGCTGGTTATTCTACTGATTGTTCTGGTCCGGCTCTTTGGTCTCGCCAACACTCTCGGTGGCATCCCCAGCCACGTAATCATCGGCTTCACCGATCACGGTATCATCGTCAGCATCCCGTGACGCCAGTTGTTGCGTCACACAATCCGCGATGACGGCAATCAGCGGCGACAGATCAAGGTTGCCCGCAGCGGCTGTTGCGTCGGCATGCTTGAGCGCACTTGTGTAGTTTGGGTGCTGCTTCAAAAGCGTGGTCATATTCTCTTTGCCTGGGAGCCAGCCGCCAGCCTTGAGGCAGATTGTGAAGTATGCTGCGGCCCTCGCAGTTCGACCATTCCCGTTAATGAATGGATGGATGGCGCAAAGACGCCACAGCACAAAGGCGGCAAGATTCAATGGGTCGGCGTTGTTCCAGTTCGCATTCACATAGTTGATGAAGTTGTCCATCAGCGCGTGCACGCGGAAGTAGTTTGGGGCGTGATAGGTGTCTGGGTGCCCCTCTGGACCAACGCGGACCTCGCAGGGCCGGAACTCGCCAGCATTGGTGTGCAGGCACGCGATGGCATGAAAATTCAGTGCCTTCAGGACGGCCTGCGACAGGAAAGCTTGCTGCGTGTCAATTGCGGCAGACACGATCGAAAGAAGGAAGCTGAATTGGCGATCCCCGTTGGAGATCGCCAAGGCTTGATAAGCAGGGTGAGCTTCTGAATCACTCAAATCAAACAGGATCATACAGCGATCGCCTACCCTATGCCGCTTCGCCGTTCATCTTCTTGAGCTCCGCCTCGACCATCTCCGAGGTGACCTTTGTCCGCTCATCGCTCACCGACGAGACGATGAACGATATCCGTTGCGCGTGTAGATCCTCAGCCGTAACCCCACGTCTTGCCGCCTCCTGCAGGCGGCGCAACAGTCCTGAATTCGATGCTAGGTTCATGTTGTTCAACATGGTCTCCATCCTTTGCCAGTTGGCACCAGTTGGATCTGGTGTCGAAATTCGTATGTGTAAAGGAAACCACAAGCCAAAGTGATTTGGCTACGGTTTTTCCCGCCTTCTGCCCGCGTTCGCGACAGATTGCCATAGAAAACGTGTATAGAGGCTAAATGCAGCCGAAAGATGGCAGCGCCGCAGATAGCGGCCAAGGCGTTGCCCGGGCCGTTGTCTGTCAGCCATGGACCCTGAAGTTGACGCGACCATCACAGAAACCTATTCCACGCATGTGGACACAACGCCCGACGATCATTGGTGGCCGGTCTGATCCCGGAGACCGTGAGGGCCTGCGCAGCGGCGTGCCGGTCGGGCGCGTGTTTCAGGCAAGAAACATGCAGGGGCCCCGCAACTGGGTGTGCGACGCCTGGAACGATCGCGGGAGTGCGAGTTCCATGGCTGAAGCGCTAGCACCGGTTCGAGGCTCCGCGCTGTGATGCCTCATATTCACGATCAGGCGGCCATCAAGTAAGGTAGAGGCGGCCTTGAAAGGGCCGCTGCATCCCCTTCGCCTCTGTCCACGGCGCGCGGATCCAGACGTCCCATTCTTCCGGCTCGATCAGGATCACCGGCATGGCCTTTGGATGGATGGGTGCGACCACGGCATTGGGCTCGCAGGTCAGGAAACCAAAGAGGTCGTCGGTCGTCTCGCCGTCCTTCAGCTTGCGGATCGACGTCCAGCGCGGCACCCATATCCCGGCAAAGAATGCGGGTTGATCATCCGCCATCTCAAACCACGCATTCCCGGCACCTCGGCCGCCCGGCCTCGGTTCGGCGAATTTTGTGAAGGGAACGAGGCAGCGATGCTCGGGGCCCAACCACCGCCGCCAATGGGGTGACCCAGTGTTGCGCACGTTGGTGACGCCGCGGTCGATGCCAGACGAGCTGTGGAACTGTGGCGGGGAAGGCAGACCCCACCGTGCCATCTGCAGCGCGAGGCCATCGCCATCGGATCGGATGATCGGCGCAATGCGGTCCGGATAGACGTCACCCGGCTCCAGGTTTCCTGCAAGGTTGATCCAGGTGCGGCCGGGAAACAGTTGCCGCATCGCGTCGACAGCCCGTGTTGAGGTGTAGAAGTTGCACATCGTCAGGCCCTCTCATCGCGCCATATCCAACGCACAACCTGCGTGACCGGGCGCCTGACGGTCAAGCCCTGCAAATCCTTGGCGCTCGGCACACGGCACTGCATATCCATGTGCTCTGTTGTGCCGCAGCGCGAGCTTGGCGAAGGCTGACTAACGAAGTGTTCCTCGGTTCATTGAACTGGTGCAGACGTGAACAGATCACGAAAACCGCCAACGTAAGCCGTTTAAATAGCGTTCCTTTTAACGAGTTTCCGCAGGTTGCGTGGGGGTGGCTTCGTTCACATCGAAGATGTCAGCGGTTCAAATCCGTTATCGCCCACCATCCATACGTCGAAGCGCCTCGGAACTTTCCGGGGGGTTTCGCATTTTGGGCCGTGCCTGCGGCACCTGTCCTGTTTTCTTCGTGGCGCAAAGCGGGTATTGCCCTGCGCACGGGGAAGTTGGAGACCCGCGCCGATGACGACAATCCGCCTGCACAATACGA